TTCACCACGTATTATGCCATTATAAATAATATAATAATCCTTCAAAAATTTGACTTAAAAAACATAAACATTTATAATAAAGATATGCTTACAAGAAAACAAGAACAATTTTGTCAGGAATACGTTGCTAACGGTTATAAGGCCACTAGGGCTTATAGCACTGCCTTTAGTAATAATAATTTACAAAGTTGTAATACTTCAGCGTGGTTGTTACTACAGCAAAGTAAAATTAAAAAAAGAATAAGACAAATAGAAGGGGATTATGCTATAGTAGGACATAAAATGGGGGTAGACAAGAGCTTCATAATGGGAAAAATTAAACAACAATTAAATGCCAAGAAAAAAATTTTTCATAATGGTGTACAAATAGACAAGGTTAACGATAATACTGCTATTAACAAAGCAATAGATATTTATTTGCGTTTAACAGCTAGTGTAGAAGAAGAAGTAGAGGTGGAAAAACAAACAGAGAAAGATCTTTCAAAATTAAATAATAAAGAAAGAGAAGAAGCAAAGCAAAAGATATTAGAGCAATTAAAACAATGAATCTAGATTACCTTGAAAAGGTTAAAAAAAGCACTGCTTTACAAGATATTGAGTGGTGGAACTGTAAAAAGGATTTATATTATTTCCTTACTAACTGGGCTTTTACTTTAGATGTACATGATCCTAAGAATATTACTAAACCTTTTCCTAAAAAAAAGTATATAATGGAATTATGCAAGATATGGACTAATAATAATTTGTTATTAGTGCCTAAAAGTAGACAAATGATGATGTCGTGGTTTTTTACTACTGTTTATTTGTGGGAAGCTCAATTTAATGAAGGGAAGTTGACGTTTTTTCAGAGTAAAAAGGCAGACGATGCTGATGATTTGATTAAAAGGGCTAAAACTGTATATGACAACGAGCCTTCTTTTCTTAAAAGGTTTTATAGTGGGGGTAAATTTTATAAATTACATATTAATCCGTCTAATGGTGGTAAATCTATTTATTGTAAAATACAATTCCCTGAAATTAAGAGTGAAATAAGGGGTATCCCAGAGGGTGGGGATGTTATTAGGATGCACACTGCTAGTGGGATATTATCTGACGAAATGGCTTTTCAACCTGCGGCTAAAAGTGCTTATACTGGGGCTAAACCAACTATATCTTCAAAGGGGCGTTTTACAGGTGTTAGTACAGCTGAAGACAATACTTTCTTTGAACATCTAGTTTTTGATAAAAATGTATAAAGATATAAAACAACCAGAAATTATTAAAGGCTTAAAGGTGTGGAAAAACAAAGGCAACAAGTTTACTGTCGCAATGTTACATTACTCCGCTGATTTAAATAAAGACCCAGAAAGAAAAGGGGAAAAGTGGTATGAAAAAGAAAGAGAAGGGACTACTAATGCGGCTTGGAATAAGGAATATGAAATAGATTTCAGTACAAAGTCTGGTAAATTAGTTTATGGACCAGAATACTGTGATTTTAGCAATTCTTTTCATTTAATTAACTCTTTTTCTTTACCAGAGCCATATGAAAGAATTATATCACTTGATTTTGGCCAAAGGAATCCAACTTGTGCTTTAATAGGGATTTGGACATCGGAGAATATATTATATATAGTAGATGAATATTATAAGCCTGCTATCCCGTCAGTCGCAAGTAGAGAAATGTTCGTTAAATTTAAAGACCACTTTGGTACTGATATAGAAAATAAAACTCCTTCTGAAAAAAAGAATCTTGTGTATAGTTGCTTTGGGACTAGGGTTATAGATCCTAGTACTGGGGCTAAAAATAGGACTAAAATAATAGAAGGACAAGAAATGCCTTATTCTGTTAAAGAGGATTTTGAAGATCACGGGTGGGACTTTGAATTAGCTAAGAATGATATAGAAGCTGGTATTACACGTATACGCCAATATTTCCAAATTAATAATGGTAAAGCTAGTTTATACATCTTTAGAGATAAATGCCCAAATTTGGTACAAGAATTGCTTAATTATCGCTATAAAGAGTTAAGTGAGGTACAATTAAAAACTAGAAACGAATCCGATGTGCCTGTAAAGAAAAATGACCACGCAATGGATGCTTTAAGATATATGGTTATGACTAGACCACAAACACCACAATTAGCCCCCAGAGCTAAGACTAAGGTTGAAAAACATATAGAATTTTTATTAAAACCTAAAATATCTACAGGCTGGGATGTAGATTAAAAAAGTATGATAGAACAATTTAGCAAAGAGTTAGAAGAATTGCAAAAAAAACATGATTTAACTTTATTTGCAGTTAATCAAGTACAAAATAATGGGGAAGTTATCCCTGTAATAAAGGTGGCGCTTAATAATCAAAATGTTAACAAAAAAAAGTATGAAACTAATACCAAAAAAGGGAATATTAGTAATAAAAAAGCATAATAATACTGCTTTAAAAGAAGATATTTCCCTACAAGAAAATGATGAAGACAAAAGATTAATAACAGGAGAGGTTATTGAAGGTAACAACAAAGGGCAGACAGTTATCTTTGGTAGGTATGCGATATTAAAATTAACAGTTCAAGGCGAAGACTACTTCTTATTAGATGAAGAAGATGTAATCGGCACTTGTGACTACAAAGAAAATGTATAAAAAAATATTATTTGGCACGGAAGCCAGAGAAAAAATTAAAAAAGGTGTTAATATTGTAGCAGATGCTGTAAGTAGTACTCTAGGTCCTAGGGGACAAAACGTTATATTTGAAGAAAGTTCTTTCCCAACTATAACAAAAGACGGTGTAACAGTAGCACAACAAGTAATGCTTAAAGATAAATTCGAGAATATGGGCAATATGATGGCCAGAGAAGCAGCAGAAAACACAAATAGGGAAGCTGGAGACGGTACAACAACAACTATTGTCCTTTTAAGAGAAATTTTTAATGCTGGATATAATGCAATTGCCGCTGGGATTAATCCTGTCTTATTAAAAAGAGGAATGGAAGATGCTTTAGCACAAATTGATTTTAAAAGTAAGGATGTTAATGGTAAAGAAGAGCAAATTGCAACTATATCTGCTAATAATGACCCTGTTATCGGCAAGCTAATAGCAGATGTTATTGAGAAAACTGGAAAAGATGGTATAGTAACAGTAAGTTCTTCAAGTTCTTTAAAAACAGAAGTGGAATATGTAGAAGGTACACAAATAGATTCTGGTCTATTAAGCAGTGTTTTCATGAATGATAAAATGACTTGTGTATTAGAACAACCTGCAATTATTATTGTGCCACAAGTAATAACAATGCAATCACAAATAGTACCAATTATACAGAAATTGTTAGCAAAAACTAAGACAATGGTGTTATTTGCAGAAAAAATAGAGGGACAAGCATTGGCGTTCTTAGTACAAAATCATTTACAAGGTAAGTTTACATGTGTCCCAGTTAAATTACCGTCTTTTGGCAAAAATCAAGAAGACATAACATATGATCTAGCAATTGCAACAGGCAATGATGTATCTGGTAAAACAGAATTAGAAGTGGAAGACTGTGGATATGCCCAAAGAGTTATTATAGGTAGGAGTAAAACTATTGTATCTGGAACAAAAGGAGATCTTAGTAAAAGAATAGAACAGGTTAAGGAATTAATCAAAGAAGAAAAAGACTTATTTATCTTAGACCAACTTAAGGACCGTCTGGGTAGATTAAAAGGTTCTATCGCTAATATAAGTGTTGGTGGAGCTTCTGAAACAGACCAAATTGAAATGAGATATAGAATAGAAGACGCTCTTAATGCAACTAAGTCAGCCATTGAAGAAGGTATAGTAGAAGGTGGTGGCGTAGCTCTGTTAAGATGTAAGATTGATATTAATGGTAAAACTCCTGAATTTAGAATGGGACAAGAAATTGTAGCTAAAGCTTTAACAGCTCCTATTAAAAAAATAGTAGAGAATGCTGGTGGTTCGGGAGAAGAGGTTCTGGCTAATATTGGAGATAAAGGGTATAATGCGTTAACACTACAATATGAAGATTTATTTAAAGCTGGTATAGTAGACCCAAAAAAAGTTGTTAGAAATGCAATTAGTAATGCAGTAGCAACAGCGTCTATCTTATTAACATCTAATACAGCAATAATAACAAAATAATATGTACATATTTTTAACATTCCTTGCAACTATAATTTTCCTTTCTATATGGCAATGGCAAAGAGAAAAAGCAGAAACTGTTCGTTTTAGAGAGTTTGTTATAGCTAATAAAAGCAAGAATTTAGAAGATTATACACAGGCTTTGCCTAATGAAGAAGAACTGCCACAAGTAATTCCAGAAAATATATCTGATTTAACAGAAGTAGAGCCAGAAGAACTATTAACAAGTTTATATGAAGATAAGTAAAATAAAAATACGTCCAGTAATACCACACAAAGGACATATTGCTTTCGTATCTTTTGTTATAGATGATTGGTTGTTTGTAGATAATATTGCAATTTTTAAAAGATTAAACAAAGAAAATATTAGATTGGTATTTCCAGTAAAAAAAGTAGGTAATAATAATATATCCCTATTTTATCCATTAAGTTCAACAGCTTACTATGAAATAGAGACAATAATCCAAGATGATTTTAAAAGACATATACAACAGACAAGTCGGTGACAAAGAAAGTGCTAAGTATATTAATAATTTATATTCTGATACAAAAGCAAGATATCTCAAATATCATAAAGATTGGTATATTAATGAGCGTTTCTTTAGAGGTGAACATTGGGTTGTTTTTAATAACTCGTTAAACAAAGTACAGACTATTCCTGTACAACAAGGGGAAATAAGAAGGACTGTTAATAAAATTAGGAGTCAAATTAGGGGTGTTAAAAATTTTATCAAAAGAAATCAACCTAGATGGCAAGTAGCACCAATAGGAATAACAGACGAAGATCTGCAAACAGCACAAAAAACAAACATGATTCTACAAAACTTGTATCGTACTACAGATATAAAGTCTATTATGACAGATGTTATTATGTCTGGTTTAAAGTTCTCTATGGGAATAATGGAAGGTGGTATTATTAGACAAGGCAAAGAAACAAAAATTAAATTCTGGCATGATGATACTTTTGATATATTCTTTGACCCATTCGCTTCTAATATACAAGATTGTAGATATATTATAAAGGCGTTTAAAAAACCATTACAATCTGTTAAAGATAATCCTAGTTATACAATTAGAGGCTCTTTAACACCTGAAACATCTCAAAGAGGTTATAAAGAATTATTAGAAAAAGAAAAATATGAAGCAGACCCTAGTTCTTCTAAAGATTTAGAAGGTATAATGGTTAAAGAATTATGGACAAAAACATTAGACAAACAAGGTAATGTTAAAATAAAGGTGTTTACTGTTGCTGGCAATCAATTAATAAGAGTTTTTGAGCCTCCATATAGAAGATATCCTTTCTTTGGTTTTAACCCAGAAAGGAGTGCTGGCTCTATTTATAGTGATGCGTGGATTAAAGATTTGATTTCAACTAATAAGTCATTAGATAAAACAACTTCTCAAATCGAAGCATATATACAGAGGATGTTGGCTGGTAAATATCTTATTAAACAAGGGGTTGAAGTTAGTACAATTACAGACAAAGGTGCGGAGAAGATTTATTATAAAGGCTCTACTCCTCCATATCAAATGAATCTACAACCATTACCAAGTACACCTTTTGTGCATATGCAAAACCAAGAGAGATGGATAGAAGAAATGGGAGGCATTAGGGAGGCTTCTCTTGGAAGATTACCTACTGGAGCTCAGTCAGGCAGTGCTATAGAAGCTTTACAAGCGGCAGACGCTCAAACAGTTGCAGAACCAATTGAAAATTTACAACAGTTCCTAGAACAAGCAGGTACATTTATATTAGAATTAATAGAAGACAACCAATCTTTTTCGGAAACCCTAATAGAGAATAACCAGCAAATCAAATATATAGGGCGTTCTAACGTTATTCCGAAAGAAACTTTACAAATTACCAGTAGTGAAGTAAAAGTTGTTATCGTACCAGAGGTGGCTTATAGTGAAGAGGCTAAGTTCAACAGATTATTACAAATGGCTCAAGCAGGCCTAGTAGATAATCAAACATTATTAGAACAGCTCTCGCTTTCAAATGTATCTGATGTTATACTAAGAATGAATAAAGAAAAAGAAGAGAAGTACAAACAAGAAATGGTTAAACAAGCTGAAAGTCATAGGTCTTCTGGACAAGCGCCAGAAGATACAGCGGATTTAGCAGACCAAGAAAATAAACAAATGGCACTAGGGCAATCTGTTAATTTAACCCCTAAGGCATTATGGTCACCTGAACATTTACAATTACATATGAGTTTTATAGAAGAAAATCAAGATGTATATAATAATAATAAAGACTTATTTGATGAGCATATAATTAATGAAGAACAATATGAATAAATTTTTACGAGCAATTAAACAAGGAGTAAAAGCTGTATCTGACCCATTGAATTTATCAGACAGAATAAAAACAGCTAAAGCTAATAAAGCAACAACAGCAAACATTGCTAAATTAGCAAGTAAGGGTATTACAGACCAAGACGCTAAAGATAAGGCTAGATGGATTGCAAGAGAAAGTTTTAAAAAACAGACTGGTTATAATTATCCAGTTGACCCTAAAGATAGAGGAATATTAGGTACTAAAGCAATGAGAAGAAAAGAAAGATTACAAAAAGACCAAGAAGAACATTATCTTAACCAATACAAAAAAAGAAGACAAGCCAGAGAACAGAGGTTAAGACAGAATTTAACAAAGAAAAAGTAATAGATCGTGCTCGGGTATCACGTTAAACTATCTGTATTATTAAATAAAATGTTTTTATGAAACAAGAAGAAAAAGACGTTAAACATGAGGTCGTAGTGCCGTCAGCTACACAAGAAGAAGTAACTTCTAATCCAGAAGTAAAAGTGGATGAGGAAAAAGTATCTAAAATGCAAGAGCAAATTGACAATTTAAATACTGCTCTTAAACAAGAAAGAGAAAACAAAAAAAGTGATGTTGACAAAGTAGAAGCTTTAACACAGCGACTTGAAGAATCTCAGCAGACAATTGACAAATTAAAAAATGTCTTTGTACCTAAAGAAGAGGAAGAAGACCCACAAGCTGAATTCTTAACAGAAGAACAGTTTGAGCACAAGTGGAAACAAAAAGAAGAAGAGTTGCTTAATAAGCAAAAAGCTGAAAGTCAAACAGAAATGTATAATAAACAGATTCAAAGTCTAGAAAAAGAATGGGATGGTAAAGACGGTAGACCTGTTTATAATGACACTGAAGTCCTACAATGGCAACAGAAAAATAATAAAGTTTATCTTTCACCCGAGGAAGCCTTTTATGCAATGTACAGAGATGATATTATTGATTATGAAGTACGTAAAAAGGGGTTACCTAGTCAAGATGTAGAACAACCTTCCGGAGCTTCCGGAGCTAGACAACCAGAACAGCAACCTATTAAAGATACAAGGAATGCAGTTCTAGAAGCAATCCAGAATGCTGAAAAAGAGATGTAGATTAAAAATTTAATCTAAAAATTATGCAATCAGTAACAAATCTTGCAGGAGCCGCAATGAGAGTTTATGACAAAGTGGTTCACGAGCAAGTATTCACAAAAAACGTCTTGTTTACTAACATTCTAAAAAATGTTGCACGTGAACAGGGAAGTACTACTAAATATCTTTCATTACACTATGGAAGAAATACAGGTTCTGCAGCTGGAAGTGAAACATTAACATTACCTACAGCAGGACAACAGAAATACCTTGAGGGTACAATTGAAATGAAATACAATTTTCATACAGTTTCTTTAACAGATGTTGCATTAAAAGCATCACAAAAGAGTCCTGAATTCTTGGTAAACGTGTTAGAGTCTGAGTATAAAGGTGCTAAAGAAGACATGCAAAGACAATTAACTCGTCAAGGATATGGAATTGGAACAGGTGAATTATTTAAAATTAATGGAGATCCTGCTTCAACAACAGTAACAGTAGACACTCCTATGGTAGGTAAGAATCCAACTGATTATATTGATATTAACAATATATTGAGATTTGGTGCTACTGCTTCAACTATTGCGACAGTAGATAGTATTACAGACGGTGATACATTTGAAATAGATGCTGGTGTTGCAGCAATCGCTGACAATGACGCTGTGTATATTGCACAATCAGCAACTCAATCTAACAAAGACTATGAAATGATGGGTCTTAAAGGATTAATTGATGATGGTTCTAATGTAACTACATTACAAGGTCTTTCAAGAACTACTTACACTTGGTGGAAATCATATGTAAATGATAATTCTTCTGTTAGAAGTATTACAGACGCATTAATGCACACTACTTTCTTAGAAGCAAAGAAAAAAGGAGACCCTAAGTTTGGTTTAACTTCTTTTGATGTATACTCAGCTTATGGCCAAACATTAACTGCTGATAGGAGATATACAGATACAATGGAAATTAAAGGTGGTTTCACAGGAATTAACTTTAACAACCTTGCTATCGTACCTGACTATGATTGTCCTTTCGACGAATTATATTTCATCGATCCTTCATCTTTGTCAGTAGAAGATTTATCTGATATGTCTTTCTTAAACGAAGATGGAAGTATCTTAGATAGAAGTTCTACACAACCTGCTTGGAATGCTACATTAGCTTATTACTCTAATTTAGCTGTTTCAGCACCAAACAAAAATTCTGCATTAAGAGATGTAAACTAAATATAAATTGGGGTAGTTATTCTACCCCTTTTTATTAAATATAAATTTTATGAAACTAAACAATAACGGAGAGGCATTTGTTATCTCCTGGAATGGTGAAGACCATATAATAGAAAAAGGTAAATCAAAAATTACAAACGATGATTTTGCTAGATTTGTTACTTTAAAGGTAAAAAAATGGGGATTACCAGTTGAATTTATCGATAATGGCACAGCAAATGTTATAGAACAAATTAAAACAACACCAAATAAAACAACACCAAATAAAGGCACACACACTAAACAAACACCAGTTAAAACAACAACTAGTAAATGATAGAAAAATACGACAAACAACTAGAATTAAAGAGAAGAATGGATGGTTCTATTGAGATTAATAGGGCTAGTCCGTTCAACTCTTTGCGTACTCATAATATACTAACATTAAAAAATGTTTATTTCGGTAGATGGGTAAGAGATAAATTAATTAAAATGGATACACAACGTAACAGTGTTATTCAAGATGTTTATAACAAAAATTTAAATAAAAAGAAACAAGACGATACTGTTACACAGGAAATATCTCAGTTTATTACATCTGGTGGAGATAAAATAGTATTATAAAAATTTGGTTTAATTTTTAAAAGGGTGTATAATTAAAATAAGAAGTAGTCATCTAAGAAGTTTTGTTTAATTAACAATATAAATATGGATTTAACAATTAAGGGGAGAGTAAAGCTTGCTTGTTTTGACAGTAAAGGCAACAAAAAATGGGATACAGGTTGGCTAAAAAATACTATAATGAATGTAGGTTTAAATGAAATAACTGGTTTAATGGGTAATATAGGTTCTAAAACAGCTTTTAGTTATATTGCAGTAGGAACTGGTGACACAACAGAAGCTAAAACTCAAACAGCTTTAGTTACTGAGGTTACAGACAGTGGACTTGCAAGAGCTTCTGTGACTCCAACACAAGAAACAACAACTGTTACTAACGATACATTACAATTTTACAAAGAATGGACAGCTACAGCAACAAAAACAATAGAAGAAGTAGGTATTTTTAATGCGGCAAGTGCAGGGACAATGTTAGGAAGAAAATTAACAGGCTCTAAAGCATTAACATCAGGAGATGTATTAAAAGGCACTTATCAAATAATACTAAGTTAATATGTTAAATGTAAAAAACAACGCACAAGCTCTATTGTCTGCAGATATTAATAGTTCTGCTACAAGTTTAACAGTAGACAACGGTGATGTTTTCCCGTCTTCTAACTTTCATATTACAATTGAAGATGAAATTATTTTATGTGTTTCTAGGAGTTCTAATGTGCTTACTATTACAAGGGCTCAAGAAAGTACATCCTCTGCTAGTCACTTAACAGGAGTCCCCGTTGAGTTAAGAATAACAGCTGAGATTATAACAGAATTACAAACATCTTTAATAACTCACGAAGAGGATACAAATAATCCTCACAGCGTAATAGCAAGTCAAGCAGATACAGACACTACAAACTTTAACAACAATCTAAGCTCAACAGATA